CCGGGTTGGCGCCTTTGTTAACGACGATCACGCGCCGGCCGGTCGTAGCGGTGGGCAGAGTCACGCCGCTCGGGTTCGCCGCCGCTGTGGTGATAACGCTAAGGTCGCTGGTCAGAGCGCCCTGGCCTTGCGCGTTGGTCCCCGCAGTTACGTTGGCCGTTGTGCTGAATGTCTCCGCGCTCAGTGACGGTGTGGTCAGAGACGGCGACGTACCGAACACCAGAGCGCCAGTTCCCGTCTCGTCGCTGATCGCCGCGGCCAAGTTAGCCGATGTGTCGGAAATACCGTAGCCCGAGAAAGTTGCCGGAGCGGTGCCTGCGGTAACCCGGCCGTAAGTGTCAACAGTAACGGAGCGGTATGTGCCCGCCGTTGCGATACCCGATGTCAGGTTGATCGAATCGACCCCGATTGTCAGCGAACCGCCGCCCGTCGAGGCCACATCGAGTGTATTACCGGTCTTGGTCAGACCGGCCCCTGCCGTGATCTGGCCAGCCCCGGAGAACTGGGCGAACGACAGTGCCGTAGTACCGAGAACAATGGTGTCGTTGGTAGTCAGTACCCAGCCGCTGTCCGCATTAACCGTACCTTCTGTCACAAAAGTGAACATACCGCCGGTCACTTCGGAGCCCGGCGTGTTGTCCGCGTCGAGTGCGCGGGTCCAGGCCCCAGCAGCAACGACGTAAATACCGTTACCCGACGCAGTGGTCTGATCCTTTACCAGTACGCGGTCATTGGCCACCAGGACCACACCGTCAACGGTCTGAGTACCGCTCAGCGTGATGTTAGCGGTCGTCGCAGCTCTTACGCTGTCCTTGACATCCAGACCGGTCTTAAGCGCATCGACATATGCTTTCGTCGCTGCGTCCTGGGCTCCCGACGGATCGGCCAGGCCGGTAATCCGCTGACTGTTCAAAGCCACCGAAGCCGTAGGCGCGGCCATCTGATCGAGCCGCGACGTCCGTACTTGCGTATCGAAGTCGCTGATCTTCGCGGCGGTCAGAGTGGGAATATCAGCGGCGACGAGGGAGCGGAAAGTCGGAGCTCCGGCCGAACCGTCCGGCGCGATGAATACGGTATTTGCGGTCTGATTAGCCAGAGTACCCGTAAGCGTACCCGTCGTGGTGACCGGCGAACCGTTGACCGTGATAAAGCTTGGCAGTGACAGCGCAACGCTGGTCACCGCGTTCGCGCTTGTCAAATACCCCTGCCCTTTGACAAAAGCCGTGCTCGCCGCTTTCGTGCTGTTGTCGGACAGAGTTTGTGTGGTTACGATTACGTCGCCGGTGAACGTCTTGTTGCCCGAAACGGTCTGCGTGCCGCTAAGGCTGAGAAACGCGCCGGTACCGCCAATCGCCGGAATCGTAGTGGCCGTGCCGCCCGCACCGCCCGTACCCTTACCGTAGTAAAGAATATCATCTACTTCGTTAAAAGCCAACTCCGCGTTGGCTAAGCTGGCCGGTGCGCCAGCATTACCACTGGCTCGGCGTTTGATGCGCAGAACGTTAGCCATAGCTAGAAATTGCCCCCGTCAGTGATGGTAAATTTGGTATTAGTAGAGTCGGATAAAAACTTGCCCTGTCCGGAGTTATAAACCGGAATACTTCCTTCCACCGCCGCAGCGGTGTCAAAAATTTCTAATCTATCCTCTAAAGCTTTCAACATTGCGAAAGTCACCGGCTCATCGTCAGCCAGTGGTTCGGGCAGGTTGACAACTCTGCTGACCCCTCTGAAATCGTAATCTGTATAGATCTCCTTGCTCATCAGATCAGCCTGGCATGTCCGCTAATGGGTAGGTTAAATTCCACACGCAGCGTGTTTCGGGTTATGTGAACTACATAGCCATCAATCTCGTTCCAGTCATCACTGAACAACTCGACAGAAGGGTAGTACCCGAGGTTGTGCGTAATAGTCCAGGTCCTGCGCGGATCGATCTGGTCGTATTCGACAGATTTGAGGTTATTCCGAACAGTCAGCACGCTAGACGGGGTCTGCGGAACCACAGGTTCGGGCGGAACGATTACGGGCAGACTGACTGTGACCGGCTGATTAAAGTCTTCATAAGACTCCTGGTCGATCGGGTTGATCGTATTCTCTTCTAACAAATTATCAGAATGTAGTGATTCGGAAAGCTGGCGCCTTCTCTCCGACCACGCCTGCCAACCCCAAACGTCTTCGTTCCACGTGACATGGGCGGACTGACCGGCCAAGTCGGCCTGATCTGCACGCTTGTTCCGTCCTGGCCCGGGGTTGACCCGGTTTCGGTTCCGGAAATACTCGGGCTGTCTAAGCATCTGTCTGGTCAACGAACTGGCCTGAGTCTGCTTTGACCGATAGTCGGCTCTGTCGCGCTCGTCGTCCCAATATTCAAATGGATTTTGCTGGACAGCCAAGCTAATCTCCGCTTCTACCTACCTTTCAACGTCTATTACGGTTTTATGGAAAACCGGTTAAGGGTATATGTAAGACCGTTTGTCAACTATGGCTTTATCCTCTAAATCTCTAAGAGACCTTGAAAACGTAGCTCAGCAGGAGGACGACGATTTCGATTTCGGTGACCCCGAGATCGTAACTGTCGAAATCGCGCCGGGTAAATTTCTCTCACTTCAAGAGCCCACGGCATCCGACTTAATCGAGATCGATAAAATCAGTAAGGATAAAAATCTCGACGACATCGACCAGACCTTGAAAATTATCTGCATTCTGCATAGCCCGGAGCCCGGTCATCGCAAACTGAGCATGAAAGATGCGAGAAGGCTGCGGTCAAAACAAATCAAGATGCTGGGTCAGCATATCGGCGACCTGATCGGCATGGAGCGGACCGAGTCCGACATGAAAAGTGGCGACGAAGCTGAATCATGACTACACCATAACGTGTACGGATGGGCTTGGAAACTCCGTGTCTTTTCGGGACATCAGCGGTAACGATCTCGAGTATCTCGATTCCTTTAAAGAAGGTGATAAGTTCGTAATTTCAAACGAACGTATATTCGAGATACTCGGCCACCTAAGTACGCCGAGGCGGTTAAATTTTGAACGCATAGTTCCACGAGCCGTAAGATCGCTGTTCGCCGAAGTTCATAGCCACATACTCTGTAATTACATGTCCAAAGAGATCTGGTTACGGCAGTGCTACTCGATTCAAAACGGCTCGTTTCAGAATATATCGGAAATGGAACGAGTCCCTATGTCCAAATTTGTTGCCATGTGCATGATCCATAAGGAGGCCATGGACAATATAGGTAATACGGAAAATGCCGACCCCTTTGCTGAATAATGTCTTCACCACAGCCCCACCTTCAAAAATTTACCGAAGAGCTAAAGTCTGACGAGCTAATACAGTTCATGGTCATACTCTACTCAATCACACTAAGCCGTGACGTGATGGAGCTGAACCGGTTGGTCAGAATGATATCGAAAGTTATAGGGCCCGAGGACTTTAATAAGCTGGTTCGAAGGGTTATAAGGATGATGGGCGATACGAAGTGTGGCGAAGATCTGTGCTCGGACTGGTTAATGACTCAGCTCTACGAACTTTACAGCGCATTTGGTACGGAACAAGTGGTGTAAATACTCAGCCTGTTTAGTTGAAAGCTTTAACGATAGGTCTGTCAACACGGAGAGTTAGCCTTGGCAACTTCGATTACAGTGAACGCAGCCACGCTTAACCGACCCGGAGTGTTTGTCACTCAGTCGGCTACGGGTGCGTTGCCACAGCCCTTGGCCAGCCATGCTGTAGGTTATTTGTTCGGCTCAACTCCGGCCGAAGAGTACTATGGCGCGGGTAGCGAAGGGATTTACTCAGAATTTTTACCTTATACGCCGACCCAGATTGCGTCGACTGATGACTACTTGCAGCGGATTGGTGGTTCGACTCCGACCGGCAGTCTTGGCGCACTGACAACCTACGACGCAGTCAAAGGTTTCTTCGACAACGTTGGCGTGAACGGTATTCTGTACTTTACACGTATAACTCCGACTCCGGAAACCGTAATCGATTTGAGCGCCAGCTCGGCTGGTTCGGGCTACAACGCATTTGCGCTGAAGATCAATGGTCGTTACTTCGGTACGCCGATCAACGTTCCCGACCCGGACGGCGACGAGATCAAGGTGATCACTACGACTGGTATTGACAAGTTCGATAACGCACTTGACCTTTTCAATTACCTGTCCAGTACGGAATCTGACGGTTTCTCCGACTTCTACAAGGTCGAGCAAACTGCGACCGAAGCGACTCAGGGTAAGTTCAGGATTTTTGCGCGCGATAACACTGTGCTGCCGGAAGTTGACCGGTTCGTGGCGTATAACTTCAGCGACACCGGCTATGTTTCGCCAGTCAACATCAATGTTACCGGCGTAGTCAAACTCTACACTTCGGTCAAAGACATCAACTTCCGCTGCAATAGCCGGGAGATTGAGACGGGCGAATCGATTCTGTATGTTGACGGTTCGGCTCTTAGCTTGTTTATTGCCGACGCTAACGACGCAGTGGCCGGTACTTACGACCCGACCGTGATCGGCGATCTGTCCGACGCTCTGGTCGCATACCTTGCTTCGGTCGGCCTGAACAGCATTCCGGCCGACAAGGTCGTCGCAGTGTCCAAAGACTTCAGTTCGGGTGTCGGTGCGGGTGACAAATGGCCCGACTCCGCCGCGATCTACTGGAGATACGACGGTCCGAATTTCATTCGCATCCTTAGCGCTGGTAACCCCGCTGTTCCGACTGGTACGGTGAGCATGGTGGGCGGCGTTCCGGATCGGACCGGTTATCTGCCCGACTCGGTCCAAGTGTTTTACGTTTCTATTGCGGGTGAAAACCGCGCAGTCATTGTTAACGGTAAAGACGCCGACGAATTGGCCGGCAATCTTAGAAACGAGATCGTTTCGATCCTGACCGAGAAGAATCTGGAAGGTTACTATACCGTCGAAGCAGTTCCGTCAGGTACGAATTACAGCGGGAACAATCACGTCCCCAATAACGGCTTTGAAATAAGCAATCTGGTCGAAGACGCCGGTGCGCCCTTTATTCGTCCTGACATCGAAGACGTTGTGCTTGCAGGTACGGTAGAGATCAGCAGCGGTACGGTGACCGGTACGGGCACACTGTTTACTCAGAAACTCGGCGTCGGTAGCGTGATCGTTGTAAATGGTACGAGACTTACGGTTCAAGATATTGCGAGCGACACCGCGGCGATTGTTACTCCGAGCGTTGACGTTGCGGCCGGTGCGACCGTACGGATCGATAAGTCGATCCCTAACGGTTTTAACTCCTTCGACTATGTTCTGAAAATCCGTATCACCTCGAAGAACGGTCTGGTTAGCCCGATTCTTTCCGGTGTGAACCGTCAAGGTCTGATCGACAGCAATGTGGTCAAGCTGACTTCGGAAACCGAAGAAGTTGGTTACGAGGCCTATAAACTTACCTCGGCCGCAAAGGCTCAGGACTTTGTTTATGGCATTGAAAAAGCCATGAGTGATGGTTACTACGCTCCTGGCTTCCTTATGGCTCCGGAAGCCTACTCCGTTCTGTCCTACAGCGCAGATTCCGACCTCGCTTCGCTCAGCGAAGCTATGACCGAGCGCCTCAAGGTCACACAGACTTTGGTCGCTGCGGCTGAAGGCCGGTTCGGTACGACCGAAGGCATCAGCAACACTCAGCACATCGCGCTGATTGACTGTGGCGGAGATATCGAAAATCTCGCTCAAGCCCAAGACGAACTTGACAAGATCAAGAAAATTGTGGGCGTTCCGTTCGGCCACGGTGCTTTCTATGCGCCGTATCTCAAGAACCTTAGCGACCGGTTTGTTCCGGCCAGCCCGTTTGTCGCAGGTATTGCCTGTAGCCGCTTCATTAACGAGGGTTTCCAGCAACCTCCGGCCGGTGCGAGATACCCGCTGCGCGGCGTGGTCGGTCTGAAGTTCAACATTACGGCACAGCAGCAAGAAGTCACTTACGCTCTGGGCCTCAACCCGATCCGGTCGCTTCCAAATCGCGGTATTGTGGTCTGGGGTTCACGGTCTCTGTCCAGCAACCCGCTGTTCAGATTCGTGAATACTCGGGTTATTCTGAACGTCCTGATCGACGTGATGAATCGTAGCTTCGACGACGTCTTGTTCGAGTCGATCGATAGTGGTAACACTGTGTTCTCGCTTGTCAGCTCGATTGCTAACCAAGTCCTGAACCAGTTCTACAGACAAGGCGCGCTGTACGGTAATCGTCCTGAACAGGCCTATTCAGTTATCTGTGGCGAGTCGAATAACAGCTCGACTCTTCTCGAGCAAGGTACGGTCCGTATGGATGCTTACGTTGCTACGAGCCCGACTCTGGAACGTCTGGCTATCACGATTGTCCGCACACCTCTCGGACAAGTTTCTCTGCTTTCTGACAGCTTTAGCCGTAATGAAGAAAGGTTTAGTGCGTTCTTGAACGCCACAAACCTGGGAGTTTAGGTTAAAGCTTAGTGATGGCAAGAAGAATTCACGCTAATCCGAGTAATCCGGTTGACTCTTCAGATTTAGTTCTGAACGACAGTCAACCGATTACTGAACAACAACCTAAACGGACCGTATACATCGAACTTTTTCGATCCGGTCCGCAGATCAGCTCGACTGGTCAGAAAATGACCTTTTCTGACCCCGATCTAGACCAGGTAGTGTCTTCGTACAACCCGAAGACCCACGAGGCTCCGCTGATTATCGGGCATGACCAGGATGATGGTACGCCTGCTTTGGGTTGGGTGCGTGAAGTCTGGCGAAAGGGCAAATCGCTGTGGGGTAAGGTCGAACTTACCCCTAAAGCCGAACGCCTGATTCGCGATGGGGTATTCAAAAAGGTAAGTAGCTCGTTCTACTTACCCGATGCCGATACCAATCCGACCCCCGGCCAGTTGGCACTGCGTCATCTCGGCCTTGTGTCCATACCTGCGGTGAAAGGTTTAACAGCCTTTTCCGAAGACAATACCGAAGGCTCGATAACAATTACTCCGAGGGAGTCTTCTATCTCATTCCAAGAAACTTTTCCTACTATGGCTAAAAGACAATCTGAAGCCCCCGACCAGAAAATTGTAGACCATGCTGACGGCCGGGGCATGACCATTAACGTCAACATCAATGGTCTGAAGGCGACAAATGAAGAAGGCGAGGCAGTTGAGAACTCTGGTTCCGCTGCTCCGTACGACATGGACTACGCCGATCAAAGCGACGACATGATGCCGGACCCTGGCATGGATCCGGAACCCGAAGGTATGTCTTCGCTTTCCATGGTTGAAGGGCCGGATGGCAAAGAGATGGGCGACGAAGATGACGGCCAGGGCCCCCCGGTCGACTCTGACGGCGCAGGCCCGGATGGCGAAAGCGCAGCGCCTGAAGAAAACGTCGAAGACATGTCTGGCGACGAAGACGAGAAAGTTGCGGCCGACCTTGCATCGCAATATACCGAAGAGCAACTGATCATGGCTCTTTACAATCTTGCTCAAGGGTCATCTGAGGCCGATCAGAGCCAGATGGGCGAGCACTGCGGTTACGCTGAAGCTGAAGACGAAGTCGTCGAATTCAGCGAAGAGCCCGATCCGCTCGCAGCTAAAGTTGCCGAACTCGAAGAAGAGCTGGCCAGCCAGCGTCGTCTGATGAGACAGAAGGAGATCAGCGATTTCTGTGAGAAGCTGTATGACAACGGCAAGCTCACCGAACAAGTTGCTCCGAAGTCCGACCTGGTCCGGTTCATGGAGACTCTGAACGCACGGAACTCCGTGAACTTCAGTGAGACTGGCAAAGCCAGCCAATTCGACTTCATGAAGAATGTGCTGGAGAATCTTCCGGCCATGGTTTCTTTCAACGAAGTGGTCACTCCGGCCACCGCGCCTCCTAAGAAGCCGAAGGCTCCGAAGCCCGATGCTGATGGCTATGTGTTCGATTCTCGCAACGCGGAAATCCACGCCAAAGCTATTAGTTATTCCGAACAAAATGGTACGGACTATATGTCCGCGCTCAAGCTCGTCCTCAACGAAGAGGGCTGAGCAAGATCCCTGTAACAACGGCAAGTAATTGCCGGCAAACAGACCGATGACAAGTCATCAAAGCGCTGTTTGTTCTGGTTACATGATGGGAGATATAACAACCGGCGCACGACTGATACGTCCTCGTGCGCTAATCACATAACGAACATGTCCTGATATGGCAACGAATCCTCGTTACATGTCGTTTGACCACAAGTACGTAGAGACCGTGACTGTCACGAGCGCTACGGCACTTGATAATGGTATCGAACGCTGCCGTTTTGTTAAGCGAGACGGCTCTTATCCTGCTGCGGCTGGTGCTTACGCTGCGGGCGTGAACATCCACAAGATCTATGGCCAAGGCGAACTGACCGAGAAAGGCTACGCCGTTGTTAACAACGACCTGACCGTTCTGACCGGTACGGTTGATATTTCGACCGCCGGCGTGGTTACTGGTACCGGTACTAACTTTGATCCTCAACTCGAAGTTGGCGACACCATCAAAGTTGGCGCTCAACTGTTCCGGGTTATGACTCGGACCAGCGACACCGCTGCGACCGTTCTGCCTGCTCCGGCTACGGCGATTACGGGCGGCACCGCCTACATCTGGCCCGGTACTTACGAAGGTAAGTCTAACCCCTCTACTACGCCCCGTCAGCCCGGTACTTTCCCGTACCAAGGCCTGATGAGCGTGGTGACCACGGGTATTGCGATTGTCGAGGTCGATTCGGCTTCTACGTTCGCTGTCGACGCTGCGGTCTACAGCAGCACGGCCGGTACTGCTTCCAGTACTGCGGGTGCGGGTGTGGTCCTGGGGCGCGCGCTTGACTCCATCACCGCAGCCGGTGCTGGTCAGTTCATCCGCGTCAAACTCGGTAACGAAGCTGGAGCCTGAGGAGAGTAACTAACTATGATGAACTTAGATCAAGTCCGTGGATAACACGCGGCCTCTTTAGAACCATGACCAAGTCCGGGATTTACTTAATCAAACACAAAAACCAGGACAATCTGGTTTACGTGGGTAAATCTATTGACCTCGACCAGAGATGGAGACAACACATAAATGGTTACAGGTCAGCCAAGAAGCTACAAGAAGCGTTTTCTGAGCACGGAGTCGATTCCTTCGAATTTAAGATTCTTGAGGAGATCGATAATCCTTCAGAGATGGGTAAAAGGGAAACCTACTACATAGACTTGTATGATTCTTGGAAGAGTGGTCTAAACGGTTCTAGAGCTGGCGGAGAATGGGGGAGATACGCAAGAAGTTTTGTAAAAAACCCAAACGGCTTCAAAAGCTATAATGGGACAGAACTTCACAAAGCGTCCTCAAGAAAAGCTGGCTCGGTAGGTGGTCTTAGGGCAAAGTCCAACGTATACAGAATGAGCCATAACGGTCAAACTTATGTGTTCGTTGGTACTAGCATTATTAGTCAGTTTCTGGGTATTAACCCTAACACCCTAAGAAATTGGGCTACTACTGGTAAAAAATTCAAAGTCTTTTCTAACTCGTCTGTCGAGATTCTTGGTAAAGCCTCTGAGTTAACTCAATACCAGCCTAATATCGTCTACAAAGAGGAAAAATCGGGTGAATTGCTGGAAGTCTTCAGAAGGGGCATAACCCCCAAAAGATAATCAGCAGCCAAGCCGGAGGTGGGCTTAGTGCCTCCGGAAGGTTCAGAGACTAGGAGAATGAGTCCCAACAATAACTTCTCCCACGAGTGCCCGACCGGAACGTAGTTCCGGATGATATAGTCCGACACCACTTGAAAGAGTGGATCAGGGATAAAGAGCCCTGAATTAACAGTTGGTAATTGACCCAATCCTTACGCAGATTGCGCAAGGGTATAAAAACACTGACGGTGTGGCGACTTTCTTCGCCCCCGCTGTGTCCATGAGTGTTCGCGCTGGTCGTACGCTGGTTTTCGGTAAAGAAGCTTTTGCTGCTCAAACCTTCCTGCGTGCTCCGGGCGCTAACATCCAGAAGATCCAGAACGAATTCGGCACCCGCAGCTTCGCGCTGCGTCAAGAAGCTATTTCTTGGCAGATCGCCGAAGAAGTGGCCGCAGAAGCCAGAAACGGCGCTGCTGCTATCGATCTTCGCGCTTATGCAGCCAAGGACGCAGCCAATCGTCTCATGCAGTCCTGGGAAGTTCAGGTGGCCAGCAAGGTCCTTGACGTCACCCAGTACGAAGCCGGCAACATCCTCGATCTGGCCAGCTACAACGGTGGCGCCGATCAGTTCAACAATCCGACCTCGGACATCGAAGTCCTGATGGATGCGATGAAAGAACAGATCCGTAGCCAGATCGGTTGCTATCCCAACAAGATGGTCATTTCTCCCGATGCCTTCAACGCACTGAAGCGCAACAAGAGAATCCGTGACTTCATGCAGCGCGGTGTGCTGGTGAACGAGAAGACTCTGGCCGAAATTTTCGGTCTTGATGAAATTCGTGTCGCCCGTCGCCTCAAGCTGAACACGGAGAACAACGAACTGGATAACATCTATAACAACGTTGCTATTCTGTTCTACCATCCCAGTGGCAGCACTGACGGTTTCACCCCCGCTCTCGATGCGAACTACGGTACGCCTGCTTTTGCGTATACCTATACGCTGGCTGGCTATCCTATCTCCACTCCCGAGCGTTTCAACATCGATCGCCGTGTGTTCGAAGGTGACATCCTTGTCGAGCGTAGCTTCGAGCTCGTCGGCATGGGCGAAACCGCTCGTTGTGGCGCTGGCGCGGTGTTCCTGAACCCTGTCGGTACTTATTGAGTCGTTTAATTACGACGATTCGGCCCGCTAATCAGCGGGCTTTTTTTTATGTTGAAAGCTAAGTAGTAGACTATTAAACGATGAGTCCGTATACTCCGCCTCCAGACTCGTTCGGGGTAGCAAATAACTGCAGCCCTGCGACCGTAGACTATTTTATCGAGGTTTTTGGATTCAACGAGGCTCTGGAACTCAGTAGACTGGAAGATCCGACTTCGAATACGATAAATTACCAGCGTATTCAAGTCGCACTGAACGATAGCGCGACGTTAATCAATAACTACATTGAGACGGCTCCGCCGCAAGGTAAATTACTGATTGCGGGCTCGTATCGTCGTACTCAGGCCATATTGGCCCGTTGGTACTTGGATACGCT